GGGACGACCCCCACAGCTCGGCGCGGGACGATTCCCGCAGCACCGCGCGGGACGACCCCCACAGCTCGGCGCGGGACGACCCCCACAGCTCGGCGCGGGACGACCCCCACAGCTCGGCGCGGGACGATTCCCGCAGCACCGCGCGGGACGATTCCCGCAGCACCGCGCGGGACGACCCCCACAGCTCGGCGCGGGACGATTCCCGCAGCACCGCGCGGGACGACCCAAGGTCATTAATAGTCAGCCAAACGCCTTGCGGCGAATGAATTTCGATCAGATCTACCTTGTCTGCAATGGCTTGATCAAGTTCAGCTTGCGTCTTTACGATGCGAGAAGTCATGCGGCTTTCTCCAATGAATGATAGGCGCTAGCCGCCACAGCCCCAACGCGAGGAGGCGCGAGGGGATGTAGGCCGTGACAGCTGGCATTGAACGGAAATGGTTGCGATAGCCAACCTTGATGACACGCATCGCGCGCAGGGATTCGACCTTGGCGATGGCTGTCGCGCTGGTCGGGGGTGAAATGATGCAGATCAAGATGGCTCATGTCGGAACCTCAAGACCTGCCTCAGCAAGCAGTTTTCTGTGTTCTTGAAGCGCTTGCTCGGCCAGATTCTGCCGTTCGGCCTCGATTCGATCTTTCGCCAACTGAAGGAGCATCGGGAACTGCTCGATAATCACTTCCGCGAGTTTTTGCTGCATCAACTCAGGAGCATCGTGGTAGTTCTTAGCGCTATCGCTATATTGGTGATAGACAACAGCCTCGATCTTCAATGAATGAAGCTTTCCAATTCCGCCGCAACCGCCGCGATATCGATCACCAATAAGTGAGGCCCATGATAGCGCCCATCGAGCGCGTTCATTGAATTTGTTGTAGTTATCGATCTTGTTCATGCCACCTTCCTCCTATGCACATACCGCACAGCAAGCGACCAGCCTGCCGGAATGCTGTCGAATGAGCCTATGTAGTCGATGTACTATGGGAAGCCTTCAATCAGGCGAACGAGCTTGAAGCGGCAGGTCATGGCGTGCTCCCAAACGGCTTCAGAGCTTCTTCGAGCTGCAGAAGGTCGTAATCGTTAGGACCGTCAGACGGCTCGAAATCCAGCACGAGCCGAGCGGCGTCCTCCAGAAAAGAGATGTCCGTACGCGCCTGCAGCAAGTTCTCGACATGTCCGGTATCACCACTCGCGCGCATGTCGACGATGACGGCATCCAGGACGGCGAGGGGATTGGGATGTTCGTGGGCAATCACAGCTCATCCCTCCATTGGAATGTACGGTCATCTGCAGTAAGGGCATCCGCATGAGCACGCTCTTGCTCGTTGTAGGCATCAAGAATGCCGCGGACAATCACTTCCAGTTTTTCTGCTTGGTCAATCACCAGGCGTTCCACGCCCTTGATGATGAAATCTTGCGAAACCGGCGCACCATCAAGTTCGTAGCATTCGAAGGCCATGCTATTGATATCTTTCTGGAGGGCGTCGCACCGGTCTTGAAGCTTTACGATGCGGGCAACATGCTTCGACAAAGCCTCACGGAGGGCGGCGTTATCCGCCTCCAGCTCACGAATACGGTTGATCGCCGCATCGTTGCTGACTTGGACGGCGAGGGCGTTCATTGCGCACTCCAAATACTGATAACCATCACCACGACAGCCACGAAGAACATGCCAAACAAGAACGACGGGCGTTCGACGAGATCGACGGAGGTCGGAATAGCGGCCTGCGCTTTCTGCTTCGGAACAAATTTCACGGGAGCGGGAATGCCAAGGCGGGCGCGCAGCAAATCCACTTCCGTCTGCGCACAATTGATGTAGTACAGCTCGGCGTAGAAGTCGTTCATGGCTGAGCCCTCATCGACCGCATCTGCACCAAGCCGTCCTGCAGCGCGCCGATCAGCGCAACCACATCGGCCTCGTCGGTCAGGTGTAGGTCGTGATACCAGACGCCGTTGCCTTGGCCGACAACGACGGCCGCGGCGTTCGCCTTCACGTCGATCGTGACGTCACTGCGGACGGCTACGCGGATGGGTTGGGACTGCCAGGTCGGGGCGTTCATGCGGCCTCCCTAGTCTCGTCCGAGTCAGGAATGGCGATGCTGGTATCGATGCGCGACCGCGCTACCTCAATTAGAAGATGGTATTCACGACCGAGCTTCGATTCGGCGCCATGAACTTCATCCACGCGCTTAAGAAACTCGTCATCCGTTCCAGCAAAACAACCGCGGGTGACGTATAGGCCAACCTTTGCGCGGAAAACGGTAAGCGTGCCGTTTTCGCTGCCCACGCGGGATGCCCAAAAGATGGATGCGTCGCCGTAGACCCGCGCGTCGCCGGAGACCCACGCGTTGCCGGAGACCCGCGCGTCGCCGGAGACCCACGCGTTGCCGTAGACCTGCGCGTCGCCGGAGACCCACGCGTTGCCGTAGACCCGCGCGTCGCCGTAGATCCACGCGTCGCCGGAGACCCGCGCGTCGCCGGAGACCCGCGCGTCGCCGGAGACCCACGCGTCGCCGTAGATCCACGCGTTGCCGTTTTGACTGAGGTTTTCCTCTTTGGCGATATAGCCGCCCAAGTCACCCTTACTCACCGAGCCAAACGAAATCAGGGCACGGATGCGGAACAGCTTGATGCCGAGGACTTCAATGGACTGATCGGCGACTAGCTCGAACTTCTTGCGGGCCATGCTGGTTCTCCCTGCCGGGGTTCGGCGTTGCCCACAAAGCGTGGGCGATGGGAGAAAGCTTATGACCTCAAAATGAGGTTGTCAAGCACAAAATGTGGGTGACTTCGATTGAATTTATCAATCGATTTTCGGGAGATATATCGATCGTATGTATTGTAGAGCTTGCTCGCGTTGAGCAAGGGGAAGCTCATCAATCATGCGTGCGCCGGTCACAGACTCAGGGTGTTTTGTCAACACTAGGTCGTCCGAAAGTTCAGCTAAATAGATGACAGTGATGCCGGCAAGCTCGCACATTTTCTCCAACTCCCCTGATGCCCAATCGCGCTCGCCGCGGAGTTTATTGCCGGTAGCAGACGGAGATGACCACCCCATGTGCTTGGCAATATCTCTATGCGAGTAACCCTTACTCTTCAAAATCTCAGCAAGGATGCGACGGTGTTTTCTCATGGGGCGCGACACATTGGATTGGCCCACAAATTGTAGTTGATACAAAGATTTAGGATTCATCTTCGTCAACAACCACAAAATGAGGTTGACAAGCGCGTTTGGAATGCCCACAATCCGTGGGCATGGAACTCAGCGAATACATCACCCAGATCGGCGACAAGGCAGCAGCCAAGCTGTTTGGTATTAGCGAGCGCGTTGCGCAGAGCTATCGCAATAAAGAACGACGTCCGCGCCCAGAGCGAGCACGTCACATCATTGAAGCGAGCGGCGGCAAAGTTGACTGGAACGGCATCTATGCGCAGCCGCTTAGGCAGCCAGGTAAGCGAGCTGCCTGAATGAATGTACCCCCCACCATCGCCATCCTCCCTGTTCCTGCGTCGAGCAAGCTTGCCGCAAGCGATAACGCGCGATTTGTGACGCACATCAATAGTCGAGTGTGTGCGGGGCAGCAAAACGTTCAGTCTTTCTCTCCGCGTATCAACCGCCGCATCCGCTTCATCTGCCGATGGAACGCGAACACATCGATCCTGTTCACCTCTCGGCAGCGTGGACAGGTTGCCTCGGCTGACGCCTTGATCGCGCCAAACAGGACGCGAAAGGGCTTGTCGCACCTCAAGCAGAACAATGTCAGCTCGTGCTCGTCGAACTCTCCTTTCATGGATTCCTCCTGGCTGCCGGTTAGCTGGGCAAAGGATGACCGACTCCTTGAGGAATCCGCCACTTTCCCCGCGCGCTTTGCGCACCCCACTGCCAAACATAGCTATCTCCAAAGGAACTGACATGTACCTCGATCCTAGTTACAAGCGACTTCGTGACTATCTCGACGTAAACGAACACGAAATGGCGCGCGCCAAACAGGCTGCAGCCCTGATCGGCATGCAATACGGCGTATTCAAGCGTTATGCGCTGAACAAGGTTACGCAGGAATTCCTTGCGGCCTCTGCTCAACAGATTAACGCCGAAGTGTGCGATGTCTGAATCGCCTACTAAGGCGATTTTCAAGTCACCTATTTCGGCAACTGACGTTGGAGGCGATGCGGAATTCGGTCGCCTCGTAGTTGCTGCCACCTTATCGGGTAAGTCCACGCAGGATTTCGCAGAAATGGCGCTTATCAAGACTGTGATGGAAGACCTGCGCATCTCTGAGCAAGCTGCGCGCGAACTTTTAAGTGCACTGGAAAGTGGTTCAGAACAATCACGCAAGAAGTCTTAGCCACCACCGAGGTATGTCATGAAGCCCCTGAATTTCGGCTACCACGTTGCAGGCACCCGCCAGGGCGACACGTTCGGTAATCGCATGCGTAGCGCCAGACAATTCGCCGGCCTGTCCGAGGCTGATGCGGCGACAAGGGGGGGGTATGACCCTCAAGTCTCTGCGCCGCATCGAGCGCGCACAAACGCAAATGGTGGCAACCGAAATCAGGCTACGCACCTTCGCAAAACTCTATGGTGTTCCCGAGGTATGGCTTTATGCAGGCGACCTTGCAGGGGATCGCGTGCGTCCATCCTGGTACGCGCCGGAGTCTAACGCCGCATGACCAACATCCATGACCACGGCGAAAACGACGCACTCCCATTCGATCCCAACGATCCGGAGCTGCAGCAACTCGCCAACGAGATGCGCACGCGCCGCTATCTGCGCGACCACAAGCAATTCGTAGAAATTTTCCCGGAGGAAAGTAGCTATGAGCACTGAAGGCAAGGTAATCGCCTGGGTTATCTACGACGAAAAGACCGGCGAGATCGTCATGCAATGCGCGAGCCGTAAGGAGGCGCGCGAACTGTGCGGCAAGGATGGAAAGATTGGCGTAGTCAGGAGCGCGCACTGATGGGCCTTATAACTCGCGATCTACCTTGCACTCCCATCGTGAGTGGCAAGCCAACCATGATCCCATTCACGGGGACAGATGTTGGATCTTTTTTCATCCATCGCACCATACCTGACAGTCTTTTGGACGTTATTTCGGATGGCTGGGCTGTGACGCATCGCTCAACAAGATTTCTGGTTGCGAAGCGTATACGAACAAAAGTTGCCGCATTCAAGATGGCTAAAGCACTAGAAGCGTTGAATTGCTGGGACTTCACTGATCCCGATCATGTCAAATCCTTTTCGCCTGAATTGATGGAGAAAATCAAGGCCATCAAGGGGGTGTCATGAGTGCCATCATCGATCTCGCGAGTGCCCGCGAAGCTGCCAACGAAGGCATCGCGCAATCCTTTAATCATGCCGCAGACGTTGACGATTCTTGGCCGGATGCTGCACTTGGCTTCGCCTATCGCTATGCGCTCGCACATCCTGAGTTCACGGTGGAAGAAATGACCGCCGAGGCCGAAAAGCTAGGCTATGGCTCACCAACTGATGAACGCGCATGGGGGTCAATCGTCCGCCGTGCAGCCATTCGCGGATTCATTCGCAACACGCATCGGACAAGGCCGCGCGTTAAAGGTCACGGAGCCCCTGGGATCATTTGGGAATCACTGGTGTTTGTTGGGGGTGCGGCTTGAGTGCTTCGGTCTACTACAACGAGATTGACGCTTACTGCGCCCAATGGCTGCGCAACCTGATGGACGCCGATCTGATCCCGCGCGGCGACATCGACACACGGAGCATTGAAGATGTCAGACCCGACGAACTGCGCGGATACACGCAGTGCCATTTCTTTGCCGGTCTCGGCGGATGGTCTCTCGCTCTGGCGCTTGCCGGATGGCCGTCTAGTTGGCCCGTGTGGACTGGCAGCTGCCCTTGCCAGCCTTTCAGCGCGGCAGGTAAGAGAGCTGGGTTTGCGGACGAGCGGCATCTCTGGCCGAGTTGGCAGCACCTCATCCTCCAGTGCAACCCTCCAGTCATCCATGGAGAACAGGTTGCGAGTGCTACTGACTGGCTCGGTCTCGTGCTCGGTGACTTGGAAGCCATGGGTTACGCCGTGGAGTCCAAACCTATCGAAGCCGCGAGCGCAGGCGCGGAAGATTTCCGGGATCGCTATTGGTTTGTGGCCGACACCGACGAGCAATTCACCAGCAAAGGGGAGCTACAACGAAGCGGGAAATTCAGCAGGACAAGTTGCGATCAGGCGAATCTTGCTCGCGCTTTGGCCAACCGCTCGAGCTTCGGATGGGGCGAAGGGTGGACCGAACATGACTTTCGGAGCCGGGGGTTTACCGCTTCCGTCGTCAGTGTGGAGGGTTGCCAATACGTCGAATGCACCGATGGAGCTAAACCGGTCTGGCGCCGGCTCCCTCCACCCGGAGTTCGTTGGCTGGGAAATGGGATACCCGCCCGAGTGGCTAAATTGCGCGCCCTCGGAAACGCGATCGACCCGCGCCCGGCAGCCATCCGTATTCGCGCCTACATGCAAGCCCGAGGGCTGATCGCCGATCAGCAGGCGGTGGCGGCATGAATCTCCGCAACGCAGCACGCGGCAAGCCATGCATGATCCGTCTTCCAGGCTGCACGGGCGGCGGGGAAGACACCGTGCTTTGCCATTACCGCATGCTCCCTTACTGCGGTACTGGCATCAAACCACCTGATGATATGGCTGCATTCGGCTGCCACTACTGTCATGCAGTTTGTGATGGACGCATTGATCCTCCTGAAGGATATAGCCATATACAAGTGCGCCTAGATCATGCTGAAGGCGTGCTGCGCACACATCAGCTCATGAAGAGGGCCGCATGAGCATCCGCCTACGAATCCAAGACTGGCTACACGAGCGCGAGATCCGCAAGCTTGGTCATCACTTCGCTGAAGCCATGTCTGCAGGACGCCGCGAAGAGGCTGTGCTGCTGTGGGCAGCCCAGGTCAAGGCCATCAATCGCCGGTCTCCAGCCCAGGTAGAGAGGATGGAACGCAGAATGGGGGTGAGGTGATGGATTGGTTCCGCCTTTATCACGAGTTCGCTAGCGATCCGAAGGTCCAGATGATGAGTGAGGCCATGCAGCGGCGACTCATCATGCTGTTCTGCCTGCAGTGCAGTAACGGGCTTGAAACGTTTCATGAAACGGAACGTGAAACATCGATAGGGTTTGCACTGCGAATTTCGGCAGAGGAAATGACCATCACAAAGGCCGAGTTTCTACGCCGCGGCTTCATCAATGAAGACTGGACTTTGTGCAACTGGAGTAAGCGCCAGTACGAGTCAGATTCAAGCACACCAAGGGTTCGCAGGCATCGCGAAGCAAAGAAACGCAATGAAACGTTTCATGAAACAGACGAGAAACGTTCCTGTAACGCTCTAGAACAGAACAGAACAGAACAGATACAGAACAGAGTAACGCGCAAGCGCGCGCCGAAGACCCCACTCGCTGACGACTTCGCCGTCTCCGAACGCGTGAAGGCATGGGCGATCGAGAAGGGCTATAGCCGGCTGTCTGAGCACCTGGACGCTTTCAAGGCCAAGGCAAAAGCCAATGGGTACACGTACGTCGATTGGGATTCGGCCTTCATGGAGGCTATCCGCAACGATTGGGCGAGACTCCGCGGAACAACGCAATCCAGCCATGGTGGCGATTCGGTTGCCGCCACGAGGAAGCTATGATCAAACGCGATCCAACGATCCTTGAGCTCGAGCGCTCATTGCTGGCGACGCTGATGCTGCGTCCAGGAGACTGTTACCGGGTGCAGATCGATCCCGAGCACTTCTCGAGCGAGCAGCACGCCGACATCTACCGGGTGATGCGGGAGCAGGCCGCGGTAAGCCAGCCTGTTGATCCGGTAACGGTCTGCGACCAGCTCGAGCAGCAGGGCAGGAAGGCGCTGGGCGACCTCGCGCTAAGCATTGGCAGCGATGCCATGGTGACGGCTGTACCCGAAGCCTTTGCGCATCGCGTGATGTCGGCATGGCGCCAACGCAAGTCGAGGGAAATCGGCATGAAGCTGGTCGAGGCCAATCACGAGAACGCCGTGGATGAAGCCATCACTGAGCTGATGAACCTGCATGCGGTGGAGCAGAACCACGAGTGGGATGCGAAACAAGCCAGTCGAGCCGCATATCAGGAAATCATGACGGTATTCCAGAGCGGCGGCAAACTGCCTGGCATCACGACTGGCTTGGCGGACGTGGACGACAAGCTAGGCGGTCTCCACAATGGGGATTTGGTGATTGTGGGAGCCCGTGCCGCCATGGGCAAAACGGCGTTCATGCTTGGCATGGCGCGAGCTGCAGCGTTGGCTAAAAATCCCGTTGGCATGATCTCGGGTGAGCAGCCGGTGGAGCAGGTGACTCTCCGCAACTTCTCCGCATTAGGCAGAATTGACGCCCGTAAATTTCGCACCGCGAACTTCCTTGAGGAAGACTGGCCGAGGATCACGAACGCCGTGTCCATTGCAAGCGAGATGCCGATATGGTTCCTCGATCGGTCGGCACCCACTATGGCCGAAGTTGCGCGCGTAGCTCGCCGATGGAAGCACAAGCACGGCATCAAGGCGCTATACATCGATTATCTGCAGCGCATCGTGGGTGAAGGTGAGCGAAAATTCGAGCAAGTTGGGTTCGTCGCCAGGGCGCTTAAGAACCTCGCCCGCGAGCTTGAGATTCCGGTGGTTGTTCTGGCTCAGGTGTCTCGTGAGGTAGAGAAGCGCGCCAACCAAACTCCGCGCATGGGCGACCTGTCGGACTCGAGCGAGATCGAGAAAGAAGCCGACCAGATCATGATGCTATACCGGCCAGGGTATTACGACCAAAGCGCACCGCAGCACGAAGCTCGCGTTATCGTCGAGAAGAACCGCCACGGCCCAACCGGCTACATCGATGTGCATTGGGATGGCGCCACGATGACGTTTGGCAATCTCGCATCCGAAGTATGGAGTGAGATCGCATGACGCCTGAACTCATCCTTCCATGGCCCGACCACGCTCTGCATCCCAACGTCAAAGTTCACTGGTCTGTGAAAGCTAAGGCTGCAAAGGCAGCGCGGCAACTAGGGTTCGTGCTGGCCCGGGAAGCCGGATGGCGCGAATTGAAATTGCCCGATGGCCCATTGCATGTCTGGATCAATGGGTATGCCTATGATTGCCGTCGCCGGGACGCTGACGGATTGCTCAGCTCGCTCAAGCCAGCGCTTGATGGCATCGCCGATTCACTCGGCATTGATGACCGCCGCTTCGTGCCGCATCCATGGATCAAAGACGAAGTGCGCAAGCCGGCTGAGGTGAGGATTCGGATTACGGCTGGACCGGTTAAGGAGGACGCATGAATGCCCATCAGCTACTACCTCCAGGACAAGCTACGGATCTTACGCTTACCAGGAAGCCAGTGGATACCGGAACTGGACAAGCTGGAACCGGAAGCCCGCGCCGAAGTGGAAGCATTCTTGCGGGAACAGGCTCAGCTCTTACGGATAAGGAGGCAGTCCGGATCGCCATCCGGCAACTCAGCCTTGAAGAACTCCAGCACGAAGAAAAGGTAATCAGCCGGCAACTTGCCATCCTTCACGGCTTACTTGCCGATATCCGTAGGGAACATAAATACAGGAGGCAAGCGCGTGGCTGAAACCCTCACCGCGCCCGAGAAAGCCACCGAACGCGAACTGGCGCGACGCCAGCGCATCAAAGTCACTCAAGCCGGAGGATGCACGTATTGCATCCACGCAGTGCATGGCTGGGGCAAGTCAGCCTGCGATACGCAAGGCAGGACGTTTCCACTCTGCATGAAGACGCCAGGGACAAGTTTTGAACCCGATAACAAACGCCTGAAGGGGTAATGCCATGCATGTAGGTCGCGCGCTAGCCAAGTTGAATCCCAAAAATGTGCGCTTCGATGTGGGCGCAGGCGGCATCCCCGAATTGACGCCGCAGGACATTGCTGCGGCATTAGCCTTCGTTCCGTCTGGATTGGGGCGTGAATTGCTTTGTCGGGTTTGGTGGCCTGATGGTGCGGCACTGACAAAACATGAGCTTGATTACCATCTCGTTTCGATGCAATTTGGCGAATGGCGGGAACGAATGGATGCGCTTGTGACGGCTCAGCTAAGGCTTGCCACGGCATCGAATGATGCCCAGCGCCGACGAGCCAAGATTGGCATCGAAGAGGCTCAAGCTCGCATGTGGCCGCAGATAGACGGGACATTCGAAAAGATCCGCATCGGCGTGCTAGCGGAACTGGCGGAGCCACGTAATTGTCCGGACTGTCGCGGTCGGGGAATAATGGTTAAGCGGGAGCTAGCGATTGATTGCGACAGATGCAAGGGCTCTGGCCAAATTGCACGCGGTCCAGTATGGCGCGCCGATGCACTTGGCATGAAGCATAGCTCCTACCTCCAACGCTGGGTTGAGCCCTACGAATGGCTACTTTCTCAGTGCACGGATGCCCTGGCAAAAGCTACGCGGGAGTTCAATCATGTTCTTAATCCGTAGGTGTTTGCCTACAGATCGATTGATATAATGGAGTTGACTCTTCGAGCGCATAGCGTTCGGATGTGATTTTAAGCCCTGCCATCCGGTGGGGCTTTTTGTTTCGCTCGGATAGCTCAGCCGGTAGAGCATCTGCCTTGTAAGCAGAGGGCCGAGGGTTCGAATCCTTCTCTGAGCACCATATGCGGGTGTGGTCTAACGGCAGGGCACAACCCTTCCAAGGTTGTAGGTGCGAGTTCGAGTCTCGCCGCCCGCTCATCTAGGAATCGACATGGCACAAACCAAGCTTGGTAGCTTCGTCGAGGCATGGGCGAACATTTTTGTAGGATTCGCCATTAACTTCGCAGCTAACATGTTGATCCTTCCGCATTTTGGCTTCACAAGCCTGAATGCAGCAAAGGCGTTTAATATCGGCTTAGTGTTCACCGCCATTAGCTTGGCGCGAAGCTATGTTTTACGCCGCTGGTTCAATGGTTTGCGTTTCGGAAACGCCAAATGACGACCGGCTCACTTCCGGATGATGCTGAGGCGCGTAATCGCATCCCTCTTGCTGATGGATTGCTGTATTACTTCCCGAATGCCTTGGCAGCCGTTGCGGAAGTGAGCCGGATAGGTAATGAACAGCATAATCCTGGGCAGCCGATGCATTGGGCGCGCGGTAAATCGACCGATCACGCCAACAAGATCCTGCGTCATTTAGTTGATGCAGGAAAGAAGGACGGTAAAGGCGTTCGCCACTCCGCCTATCTTGCTTGGCGCGCCCTCGCTCTCCTGCAAGAAGAAATTGAGCGGGAAGAAGGTGTTCCCTTACCAAGAAATGCTCGTTTGCCCATGACGGCGGCACACGCGCTTGATGCGGTAAGCATGGATGTTCCTGAGTTGCTAATCCGGAACTGACATGCGCTGCCCTAAGTGCGGTTCGCCAAATCTGCAAAGAAATGGCGGAAGCCGTGTCGTCTGTAAGGAATGCGGCAAGTCCTCTTTTACTAAAGAGGCGGAAGCCGCTTCGGCACGCGGGAATGTCACAGAGCCAGAATTGCTGCGACGCGAAATTGCCGCACTGAAGGCTGAAAACCGTCGTTTAGTGAACGAATCCGCCGATCTTGCGGCTATCAAGCGTATCATTCATTCGGTCGATTCTGCTGTTACGAATCCGCCAGCATGGCTGGCTAGCGAACCTAAGCGATCGAAGCTTGTTCATGGCATCCCGACCCTAATGCTGTCGGATCTGCATTTCGGCGAAACGGTCTTCGCCAATCAGGTCAATGGGGTCAATCAATACAACACGACTATCGCCAAACGCCGATTGGCGCGGGTGGTGGAAGGCGCGATAAAGCTGTTGCGATGCACTCTAGCGCCAGGTGAGTTTGGCGGCTTGGTGCTCAACCTCGGCGGCGATATGGTCGACGGGGTTATCCATGATGAGCTGCGCGATACGGCAGACGAGACTGTCATCCAGTCCGTCATCACGCTGCATGATGCGCTTGTTCCGCATGTAAAGTTGTTGGCCGATGAATTTGGCCGCGTCCATGTGAACTGTGTCGCCGGCAACCATGGCCGCATCGATCGCAGGCCGCGCATGAAGAATGGGCCGGCGCTTAACTTCGATTTCCTGCTTTATCACTTCCTGAAGCGGACAATCGAGGCAGATTCGAAATATCGCGGCAAGGTAACGTTCCAGATTCCGGATGGCTTTGATGCCTCATACCGGGTATATGGGACGCGTTACTTACTGACGCATGGCGACAGCTTCACAGGTGGTTCCGGCATCACTGGCCCATTGCTTCCTTGGATGCGTGGCGACGCCAAGACGCGCAAGCAGTATGGCGCGCTTGGCTTGCCATACGACATTCTTTTAATGGGCCATTGGCATCAACTCCGTTACTTGGGGCAGATCATCGTCAATGGCAGCTTGGTTGGCTTCAACGAATACGCGCTGAAAAGCCGATTCGACTATGAGCCGCCGATGCAGGCGCTTTGGCTGACTCATCCGCTGCGCGGACTGACGTTCCAGGAATGCGTGTTTGCGGATGATCCAAAGCCAGTCAAGCAATCCGAATGGGTATCGGTGGCGGCATGAGCGACGAGACCGAGCGCGATGCCGAGCCTGAAGTACTTGGCGATGGTGATGTCTATATCGAAGACATGCCGGAGTTCCTGGAAAAGTTCGGCGCCATCGCCGTGCAGAACCGGGATGGCGGTCTATTCGTACTGCTTCGCGAAACGCTGCAGTGGAAAAACGTTGAAGGTTTATTGAAATGCGGTCCCAGAGTAGTTAAGTAATGGAACCCAGCAAAGACGCCATCGCCTTAGTCAAGGCGAGCGAGGGCTTGCGCCTGGAGGCATATCAGGACAGTACCGGGCTTTGGACTGTGGGCTATGGCCATACGTCGGGCGCACAGGCCGGCATGACTATCACCGAGCAACAGGCCGAAGATTTCCTCACCGAGGACTTGGCTGATGCTGCTCGCTGGGTATCTGAGCTGGTAACGGTTCCGCTAACCCAGGGCCAGTTAGACGCATTGGCAGATTTCGTGTTCAACCTCGGACAGAACCGGTTGCGCAATTCCACTTTACTTCGTCTGCTCAACGCTGGGCGGTATCAGGAAGCCGCCGCACAGTTCAAATTTTGGGTCATGGCAGGCGGACAAGTCGAGCCAGGACTCGTGAAACGTCGCGCTGCCGAGGCTGCATTGTTTCTATCAGGCCAAGCCAACGTCACAGGGGACGATGCATGAGCACCGGAGACTGGATCGCGCTCTGTGCGCTCATCTTTCCTGGCATCGGTGCCATGGGCGCGCTGCTGAAGTGGTTTGGGAATCACAGCGAACGCCTACGCACGGCAGAGGTGAAGATCGAACACCTTGAGCGTCGGCAGAGTGAGGATATCGCATGGATTCGTGACTCAATGAAGCGCATCGAGGACAAGTTGGATAAGAAGGTCGATCGATGATGAAGATCAGTCAGGGCGCTTATGCCTTTCTGCTCAAGCTGCTTAATAGAGCCAACGAGAAATCAACGGTCTACGGCTATGCCATGTGCCTTGCCAGTCTCTTTGCGAGCAAGTACCAAGGCGATTTCGCCATGGCGGCGCAGATTGCATCCGGCGCTGTCGCTGTAGCCCTGTTCTTTCTGAATGACGCACAAGTCCGTTACCTGCTAACAGGCCAGAAGCCGGCGCAATTGCCGCCCGTATCCGTGCCGCAAGACAAACCCGAATACAACCAAGGGTAATCCCATGAAAATCGCACGCATTCTCGTGATGGCGATGGCCGTCGCGCTCATCGGCTTGTGCGCCGGTTGTGGTGTCAAGCCTCAGCCACTCACTCCGCAACAGATCGCCACCATCGCATGCCCGCAGCTGGATCTCGTGCATACGCAGTTGGCTGCGCTCAATGTGGCGTTGGAGGCCGACCCGGCAACCGCTGACCTCGGGCATAAGGCTGATGCACAGCTTGCCGTAGCCCATGCTGTAGTGACGAAGGTTTGCAACGGTGCGTCGGCGGCTCCCGCGGTGGACGCATCTAGCATTCAGTCACTCGTGCAGACCGGTTTGCCGGCGCTCGCTTATCTCGCCGGGTCGCTACCTATTCCACCCACGCAGCAGGCCCAAGTACAAGCCGCACTGGTGTTGGCGGAGACCGCTGCCGGCGTCGTGGGCGTAGTGGAGGCGCAGGTTAAGGCGGCGCAGGATTTTCCAGCATCGGCAGCGTCTGTCGCGAAATGAAACCCGTCGCTTACGCCCTCCTGGCCAAGCGCGCCTATGCGGACGCGCCCACGGTTGGAAGGGAGGATAGCGCCTCGCGGATGCATGTGTATGGCGATGTGCATGTATTCCGGGGTAGCGATGACATCGAATCCTGGATGGCAGATTTCGATATCGCCACAGTACATGTCGAAGGCTTGGGCGAACTGCATTGCGGCTTCTGGCATGCGTTAGCCGCCATCCTTCCGGCCTGCATGTCGATCCAGCGCCCGAGCGCCATAGTGGGGCATAGCCTTGGTGCCGCCATGGCGATTGCCTATGCCGGTGTATGGGCACTTCGCGGTATCGCCGTTCCGGTCTATGCCTTCGAGCCGCCGCGGATGTGTGGTGACGATACGCTGGCCAACCTATTGCAAGCCAAGAAGGTGCCGTGGTTCGCCACTCGTAATGGGCATGACATCGTAACCGAGGTTCCCATGGGGCTGACGCTACCAGGACCGTTGACTCAGATCGGCCACCCAGCCGAGCCATTCGATAACCCCATCGATCACAGTATGGATCGGGTTATCCAAGCCTTGGCGGCATGAGTCATGTATGCCTTCCTGAGCTGGCTATGGGTATCCACTTGGGCCATCCCGGTGCTGCTGGTTCTCGGTCTGATCGGCTGGGTTGAGTGGCGGCGGTGGAAAGGCAATTGAACGAGACGCCCTGATGGTGTCGAGATATGTCACTAACCCCGAAACAGGAAAAGTTCTGCCAAGTCTACCTTGAGACTGGTAATGCCAGCGAAGCGTACCGGCAGGCTTACGACACAACTGCTAAGCCTGCATCCATCAACCGTGAGGCGAAGGCCCTCCTGGATAACCCCAAGATAGCCTCAAGGCTATCGGAGCTTCAGGAGGTGACGCGGAAACGCCATAACGTCACGGTCGATAGTCTGATCGTGGAGCTTGAAGAGGCTAGGGCGGTTGGTAAGGATCGAGGTCAGGCGTCCGCCATGGTCCAGGCGACCATGAGCAAAGCCAAGCTACTTGGCATGGAAGGCGCCACTGATGAAGACGAGACACCTAAGTCCGTCAAAGTAACCGTTGAAGTAAAGGATGCCCGCCGTGACAGCCAGCGAGATCAGGCCACGGCTTAACGTTCCTCAAGCGGAGTTCCTTGCGTTACCACACAAGTTCCGAGCCTTTGTCGCTGGCTTCGGTTCTGGTAAGACGTGGGTTGGTTCATCGGGGCTTTGCCAGCACTTTTGGGAATTCCCGAAAGTACCCGCCGGCTACTTCGCTCCAACTTACGGACAGATCCGCGACATCTTCTTCCCGACGATCGAGGAAGTCGCCCATGATTGGGGGCTTCGCACGATTTCGCGGGAAGCAAATAAGGAGGTTCATCTCTACTCGGGAAGGCGGTACCGCGGAACGGTCATCTGCCGTTCGATGGAGAAGCCGGAAACGATCGTCGGTTTCAAGATTGGCCGGGCGCTAGTCGATGAGCTCGACGTTCTGAAGAAACAGAAGGCGCAACAGGCGTGGCGAAAGATCATCGCCCGAATGCGTCACAAGGCTGATGGTCTGCAAAATGGCATTGACGTAACGACGACTCCTGAGGGGTTTCAGTTCGTCTACCAGCAGTGGGTCAAAGAAGTTCGCGATAAGCCGGATCTCCGCCCACTATATGGGATGGTTCAGGCCAGTACGTACGACAATGAGCTGAACCTGCCAACGGATTACATTCCTTCGCTGCTGGCGACTTATCCGGCGCAACTGATTCAGGCATACCTGGACGGTCAGTTCGTCAACCTTACAGCCGGCACGGTCTATCACGCCTTCAGTCGCAAGGAAAATAGCTGCTCCGACACGCTAAACGATGGCGAACCCATTCACGTCGGCATGGACTTCAATGTCGGCAAGATGGCTGCGATTGTGCATGTGATCCGTAAGGATTCACCTAGCGCTGTGGACGAGGTCATTAATGGATATGACACTCCAGACATGATCCGGCGCCTAAAAGAGCGGTTTTGGACGCACAACGGGAACACTTTCAGTAAATCCAGAGACATAACGGTTTACCCAGATGCATCGGGTGGATCTAGGCGCTCCGTGAATGCGTCAGAGACCGATATTCGGCTGTTGCGTGATGCAGGCTTCAAGGTGGACGCACCGGAGGCAAACCCGCCTGTGAAGGACCGCATTAACTCGATGAACGCCATGTTTTGCAATGCAGGGGGCGATCGTCGGTATCGCATCAATGCCGACAAGTGTCCGGTGTATGCCGATCACCTTGAACAGCAGGTATGGGATGAGCATGGCGAGCCGGACAAGACTGCAGGCACGGACCATACAAATGACGCAGGCGGCTATTTCATCCATCGTCGCTTCCCGCTGATCAAGCCAACGCGTACGCACGGCACAACAGTCCTGCACCGACAGAGGTAACCATGACAATCAAGATCAAGCCTAGCCACCGTGGCGAGCTACATCGCGAACTGCATGTGCCTCAGGGTCAGAAAATACCGGATTCAAAGTTGCAATCCGCGCTGCATTCAAAGAGTCCGCATGTCCGCGCCCAGGCTGTTTTTGCTGCCAACGCCAAACACTGGAAGCATAAGTAAGCCATGTGGAAGACGCTGCAAGACACGTTCCCAAGGGATAAGGACTTTCCGGAGCGCGTCGCCCGCATTCAGGCGTACCAGCGCGTGCTTGATGGGTCGATGTATGCCCAATTGGAGTATGCCGCGCACGAAGAATACGACAGCAGTAAGCAATACATCCCGCTGCGCGACCGTCGTCCTTCCATCAGGCACAACCTTTGCCGCCTGGCTGTCGAGCAGTCGGTAGCGATGCTGTTCAGTGATGGTCATTGGCCGACGATTGAGCACGACGACGAAGTAACGCGCGAAACCCTGCGCGAACTGGTAAATGATGTCCAGCTAAACCTAACCATGATTGAAGCAGCCATGGCGGGTTCCGTGGGTAGCACGGCGATATGGCTGCGTATCCTGGAGGGCCGTGTCTACGTTGATGTGCTGGACACAGCCTACTTGACTCCCATCTGGAATCCTAAGCAACCCGACCAGCTAGAAAAGGTGGTAGAAAAACGCAAGTTGACCGGTGCCGATTTGGCCGAAATGGGTTACGCCATCAAGGATGATGACCTAAAGGCTGCATTCTGGTGGTCGCGCGAGTGGAACAACACTGAGGAATTATGGCTTACACCTGTAAAGGTTGTGCAGGATGGCCCGAAAAGGCAGCCTGTACGTGATGACGGCCGTACGATTGTTCATGGGCTTAATTTCGTGCCAATGGTTTGGGTAAAGAACCTGCCTGGTGGCGACCAGATCGATGGCCGGCCCTCCTTCTGCGACGAAGCCATTGAGACGCAGATCACCATTGAGTACCAGATGACCCAGGGTGATCGTGCGCTGCGCTATGCCGGCGATCCAACGCTCCTTATCAAGGAGCCAGCAGGAAGCGAAGGCGATTTGGTTCGCAGCGCATCTAATGCCATCGTCGTGGACAAGGATGGCGATGCGAAAATGCTGGAGATCGACGGAACAGCAACCAGCGCTGTATTGGAATACGTGCGCGCCGCATCCGATCTCGCCAAGGAACAGTTGCATGCTTCTCGCGTAAATCCCGACAGGATTACGGTTGCGCAGTCCGCAAGGGCTATGGAAATACTGAATCAGCCGCTGATCTGGCTAACGGACAAGCTGCGCATTAGTTACGGGCAGGGCGCGCTGCTGTCCCTCCTGAAGATGATTGTGAAAGTTGGGAGCTCATCCCAACTGGTCAGCCGC